CCTGCATCCGCACAAGGGGCTGAATATGAAATCCCCACGCGAATATCGCGATGCCATGTTAGCTGTTAATTAGCCGTGTCCGTTTTAGTAGGGGCAACTCCAATACTTGTTTTAATGACGCAATGGAAGGGAGTAAATCGATTAGCGCATTTAATGCTAAAGTGAATAGCGTTGTAAACCACGCTTGGAGGGCGAGATAAGAGCTTCCATTCATCTGTTACTATCTCGCCTTTACCTTCGGAGACGATTTGATCTCTCGAAGTATGCTCAGAAGTTCTTTAGAGTCTTCTCCATGACCTACACGAAGCTTGCGAGAATGCTTAAGACCAGAATTATCAACGTATGAAAGCTCGATATACCCTTCAGGCTTAAGCCATACCAAAATCCTAAGCACAAGAAATCGAGTCACCACGATAGTGAACACAAAGACTGTGACAATTGTCATAAAACTTAGGATTGTCATATCGTTCCTATACGAGCTTGCGATCAGACGCAGCACGATGACGAAGAACCTTAATCACACTATAACGTGGTTTGCTCATTTGGCCGTTAGTTTCCTTTACTGTTTCGGTAAGTTCAACAGAAAACATATCGTCTTTACAAAAAGCCGCTTGATTAAGATTTACTCGTTCTAGAAAGGCTTCATCTTTCATCGTTGTACTTACCTCATCACCACCGGGGAGAATCATTTTCCATCCAGTGGTAGATAAAAAGTTTATATTAGAGAAGGTTACGTTAGCCTCTCTTTTTTGAACGTGAGTTTTTTCGATAAAAGTGGCTTTAGTCGCTTTAAAACTACCAGCCTCATTTTGTTCCAGTTTTACGACTTTTCTATTATTTTCCTTTATAGCAAAAGTCGATGGTTTTTTTGTTTGCAACGGTTTGTATACAATTTTATCTATTTCTCTTCTAATTAATGGGCTTGTTATTAATTTCTGTACATCGTTAGAGCACTCAATCTGTTCACCATCAACCTCAATAATTGCCTTGTCGGTATGTTGATCAATGGTAATCGAGGATATTTTTCTTCCCTTGAGCCATTCCAACACACCTAACACACCTCCGCTAACAGCGCCTGCCCCGATGGCTAACCCTAAGGCATTGATAGTCTTGATACTGCCTATAACTGCAATGAGTAATGTGAAAGATCCCTCTTTAGTTGCACGAATATTAACTTTAGTTTCAGCCCCTTCTCCATTAAGAATTTTTTCTGCATGTTCTATCAGGTCATTAAGGGAGGTAAGGGCTTCTCCTAACGTTTTTGCATCAATTTCATTATGTTCGTAAGCCTCTCCACCATAAGCAATTTCAATCTCGGTGACAGGGAGATCTGCTGCGGAATTCTCCATCATTCGCATCCTTATTATTAGCGGTTTTATTTATAAGAAATGAAAGTAGTAATGTAACTGAATCAATACATTACCTATTTTTACGAGAGATCACTAATCAGTTCGCAATAAATTGTAATGATATAAGGCAATCAACAAAAAAATACCGCTGAGTTCGCAATAACCAAGGCGAGTACATAGAGATATCGTGAACCGAAAAACACTATCATGAGATTTCGGGCAACTCGATGAACCGGAGCAATCCGATTTTTTTACGCCTCAACATCCCATTATTTGCAACACTAATTGATATCGTTTTAATTTATGCAATAATAACCACTGTATAAATATCATGTATGGGGTGTTATATGGCCACAAACGCGAAAGTGGTTCCGGTATTACTCAGTAAAGAACAGGTCAGCACAATTCGCCGTCTTCAGGAGCAAGAGCGCAGCAAGTCACCGCTGGGCGTTGCGCCCACCATCCATGTGATTGCTCGTAGCCTGATGGATAAAGCGCTGAAAGACATCGAGGTAGCACATGGCTGAAACCATTGATTCGCTGCTGGTATCGCTGGGGCTGGATGTCGATCAAAAATCTTTCAAGGAAGCCAATGATGCGCTAAAGGGCGTCAAAGATACTGCCCTGCTGCTGTTCTCTGCTGCGGGGGGTATCACTGGCCTGAATGCGATGACGGCAGGCTTTTCCCGCATGGTGACGGATTTAGAGGCATTCAGTAAACACGCCAACATTGCCCGTAATGATGTGCTGCGGCTGGGTTATGCGATGGAGCAGGCTGGCGGTAAACGCACCAGCGCCAACAGCCTTATTGATAAGGCTAATTCATGGGCGCTCACCGCCACCTATGGCACGTTCAGCGATAAAGCCTTTATGAATAACGCAGGCGTTAACCCTCATGACCTGCAAGGCAAAGACAGCGTGGAAGTGATCAAGACGATGGCCGATTACTATAACCAGGCGGCGGCGTCCGGCTTTGATGGCCTGCAAAACTTCCGGGAAGGGATGAACATCAATGAAGATGATGAAAAGCTCTTTCGTATGGGACGTGCAGGCATTGATCGATACTTTGCCGAGTTCAATAAGCGCAGTACCGGCGTCAGTGACGATGACGTAAAAATCGGTACGGAATACCGGACGGCGGTCACTGACCTTGCCACCAACATGATGGATTTGAATAACTCCATTGGCGCACTGCTAACGCCGGAAATCACCAAACTTATCCAGAAAACCGATGAATGGCTGCTGGCGAACAAAACCGACATTGTTTCGTCTATCCGTGAAAGCCTGCCCTACATCAAGGGGATCGCGGCGGGTGTGGCAGTGCTGGCGGCGGCAAAAACGACTAAGGCGCTGGGTATCCCCGGCTTACACAAACTGGGTTTACCCGTAGCGGCAGCGGTGACGGCCGAGCCGTTTATTGATGGTGCGTTGAACGGCATTTTTGGCGAGTCTGAATACTTCCAGAATATCCGCACGGCGCAAAGTTGGGGCGATTTTGGGCAGGCACTAATCGGTAACGGTAAAGGCCGCTATGAGAATGGCCGCTGGATTTCCCCTAATGGTAGCCCTGCCACCAGCCCAGCGATGCCACGCAGCGGTGAGCAATCACTGTTTTCTTCCTTAGAAGGCAAATACGGCTTACCGCCCGGCGTACTCAATGGCCTTTACCAGACTGAGTCCTCTGGTGGCAAAAATCTGATCTCCCCCAAGGGCGCACTAGGGCCATTCCAGTTTATGCCCGGCACAGCCAAAGATATGGGGCTGTACGGCTCTGATGTATTCAATCTGGAGAAATCCGCTGATGCGGCCGCACGCTATATGCGCCAGTTGATGGACAGGCACAACGGCAATCTGCCCAAAGCGCTGGCGTCGTATAACTGGGGCATGGGGAACGTGGACGAGTACGGCATGAACGCCATGCCAGCGGAAACGAGGAAATACATCGGCAAAGTGACCGGTCACATGCCCAACAGCCCTACGTTTAACGAACTGATGGCACCCTATAACACGCCGCCATCCTATCCCCGCTCACGTAGCAGCTATAACGATGATGACGGTGAGTATGGCAGTGGCTCCCGCTCATCACGCCCGGTAACGTTTTCCAACCAGATCACCATTAGTGGCGTGGCAGGCGTAGAAGAAACTGAACGCGCTATTCGTCGTGTGATGGATGAGCAATCGCGTGAATATGTGGAGCTGACAAAAGATGATGGTCGGTAACGTAAATTATCAGTTTAGTCGGGATTACCTGATAACCATTTCAAGCAGCAGCGGCGCGGAAACCCTCACGTTTTCCCCGCCTTCTCAGGTGATTTTCAATGTGTCCCACACGCCGGGCAACATGACCGGTAAAGCAAAAATCACGATCTATGGCACGTCAAAGAGCATGCGGCGGGATATTTTTTATAAATACGACGCGGTAGAGATAAAAGCGGGTTACCTGGGCAATTGCGGATTGATTTACCGGGGGCAGATATTTAACCGCTCAACACAACGCGAAGGCGTCGCTACTACCCTGACGCTGTACTGCTTTTGTGAGGGCGAAAAAATGTCCAGCGCTTTCATCGCCCGCACATGGGGTGAGAATACTCCCGCCATTGAGATTATCCGGGATACCGCTGCCACCTTTGCCCTACCAATGGAAATTATCGGCGATTTCTCCGATCTGCCCCCCGCCATTCAGGGTAAAACGCTGATGGCAATGACTAAGGACGCAATGGATGCCCTAATGCGTATTTACGATTTTAAATGGTGGCTGAAAACGGACGGCGTCGCCATCATCCGTAATGGCGCAGAAAAGCCCGGCAAGCCGAGAGTGATCGACATAAACCACGGCATGGAAGGCATACCGCGCATCTATATGAATTATGTCGAGGTCGATGTCAGATTGGATCACGTCATTACCCCCGGTGATGTCATCCTGGTGTATTCAGAGCATGAGCAATTGGGCTTTAGCGAGATGTATCGCACTAACATGCAACCCTATTCACGGGCATTCCGAAACAAAAGCCGACTGGTGGTGGAAAGCGTCGATCACATCGGCAATTTCTGGCGCGATGACTGGACAACGACTATTACCGCCCGTATGCGAAGCAATGAGGTTATTCGATAATGGCAATGAGTAATTCACAAGCAAACCCGTTATACCGCGCTATGGAAGCGGTGAAAACCTCCGCAATCCGGGATGTGATGACCACGATCCCCGGTCATGTCATGGCCTACAATCCAACGACCCAACGCGCACAGGTACAGTGCGGTATTCAGCGCAAGTTAGCCGGTCGCTACGTTGATGTCCCCATTATTATCAATGTGCCGGTGCGCTTCTCTGGTACCGCTGAGTGGGCAGTCTTTCACGAACTGCCAGCTGGCACCGAGGGGCTTGTCCATTTTGCCAAACAGTCTATCGATGCGTGGATCGATCAGGGTGGCGTGGTTGCGCCTGCTGATGAACGTCAATTCTCCGCTGACGATGCGTTTTTCTCCTCCGGTTATCGATCGCTGAAAACGGCTATTCCCAACTTGCCCACATCCGGTGTGGGCATGAGCAACCGTGACGGCTCTGTACGCATTCATCTGACCGACGACGGTATAACCCTGATATGTGGCGATGTTTCATTAACGGTTTCGCCTGAAGGGATAACGCACAGCGGCAAAACAACGCTAGACGGGCGAACAAAGGTTACCGCTGGTGGCTTATCTGTTGGCGAGATTGAGTTTAGCGATCACGTTCATGACGGCGTGGAAACGGGTACGGGTAGCACGCAGCGGCCACGATAACGCTTTATCGAATACGGTACCGGATTGATACAGGACGGCTACCGGCCACCAGCAGAACGCGAGGATATGACCATGTTAATGAGTAAAGCCGAATATGCACGGCATTGCGGTGTAAGCCGTCAGACCGTGTACGATTGGGTAAAAAAGGGTGAGGTGATTCTTTCTGGCGCGAAAATCGATGTCACAGCGACCGATGCCAAACGTAATAACGATGAGATCGCTTACCTATCCCCAAAAGCTGTGGAAGAACCACAGGATGATGAAACCCAAGAAACAGAACCAAAGTACCAGCCTTTCTCTGCTTCAGACCAAGAGGCCGCGGATATCGTGCTGACATTCGATGACATCTACCCGCCTGCATCCACATACGAAGAACTACAGACACGTATATTAGACGCAGCGGAAGCCCTTAATCTGGAAGTTCGTTTGCTGGAGGTGGACGACGAACATATTCGCGGCATTGAGTTGTATGACGCCGATCAGGATTGTGTTGCCCGTCGCTGCGATTCGCACATTTTTGAACTGGAAGCGCTAACGTTTTTGAGATGGCTTGTTGTGGAAAAGAAGCTAGGACGGTTAGAGGCGGTCACGAAAGCAGGTCTAGCAGCGTTATCTGAACCCTTCATTACCAATGCAAAAGCTGTTTATGGTGACAGGATGGTTGAGTGAATCGATAAGGGCTGGCGTTGACACCGTCCCAAGACTTGACACTTTTTGCCGATCGTAAAGCAGGGATGTATAGAAATGTTAAGGTTTATCGTGAATCTCACCGTGATAGCGTCAAGAATCCCCCAATGTGTAAAGCGTCTATATAGAGATTTATATAGGTTATCGGCAATAGGTCGGGCGCAGATCGGCGCATTCCTCACTTCTGATGAGTCATTGCCGCCGAGTTTTATCAGTGGGTTATCCTGAAAACCTTCCCCCATTGATAGCGTTGAGCACCTGTAAAGCGACCGACACATTAATGTGTAAAGTGTCCGACCCAAAAAACGGTCGGAAAGCTGGATGGTCGGATAAAATCGCTATACCAAAAATCAATTCTTCAAATTGAAAATCAAATTGCCGCCAATTGAAATCAATTTGCTGATATTGCCGCAAAACCGCGTGAGTGCTGGCTTTGTGCTTTGCTGGTGGTTTTTTACTGGCTGGCTCCGCGATGGTCGGAATGACTTAACGGATTGGGTAAGCATTCATTTGAATGGCGAGAAAGTGTCAATTTGCGCGACCAGCACGATGCTAAGATTTGCTAAGGTTATCCGCTCGATGTATCGGAATGTATCGGCTTTGCTGGAGTAATCGCGCAAATCACTTAAAACAGGGTTGATAATTAAGGAGTCAGTACCCAGATCGTTATTCCCTATTCCTGCATCGCAGGTACACAGCAAAAATGGAGATTTGAGCAATGCGCCTTCCTATCGAACAAGAAATCCCACTCGCCAGCCTTCTACAGTCACCTCCGTATAGCGCAACACCTAAACCAATACAATATGGCACTCAATATGTATTGCTATCTGGGGTGATCTGTAATTTTCAATATTCCCAAAAAACGCCTGCAGAGTTTAGATTTTATGTGCAAAATCATGCAGCAAACTTTGAGCAAGCTGAAGTAATTGAACAATTGGCTGCTCGTGTTGCTATACCTGATTAAATGATAAATGTAATAAACCGCTCCACCAATGAGCGGTTTATTGTTGCCATCAAGCTATTCATTTTGCAGCGTAGTGGTTGCGACAAAAAACCTGCGGAGGTGGCTCACGTTGACGTGGCTAGAGCGTGCGGAACGTGCCTATTAAAATTGGCGTAAATTTTGGAATAGGTTGGAAGGATCGCTTACGCCAATCCACGACAAAGCCTTATACCGATTGGCTTACATCGTAATTTCTCAAAAATCCCGTCTTAAATTCCCCCGTCTTATACGCGCAATTTCACCAATAAATTAGACAGGGTTAGACGGATTGAGATAACGAAAAACGGATAACTCCTTATCTGGCAAGCGATGCAGGCCAACCGCTACAAATCCGCGTCAAAAAAACCGAGATAGTTTTATTTACTTTTACATAATTGAGCATGGATTTTGAGCCTACCCCGCGCCAGAGCTGGCTTTAACAACAATCCGTACTCATGGGATGTAAAACAAAAAAATCGATCATCGTTATATCCCTCTGCTACAAAATGACGCTGACTATCTGCAGGGATATAGTAAGAAATAGTAACGTTGTGAGCGTTACACGCCGGAAGATGGCACTGGTGGAGCGATGCCACCAGCAACGGACACAAACAGTACAGACTCAGCCATGAATGCCGATATCATTCCTGTACATCTGATTATGAGAGGTAACGTTATGCGATGGAACGTGATTCTGCTGGCGGCGTTATTGCCGTTTTTTATTACTGGCTGTTCATCTGGTATTTCCAATCAAAAAATTGAGCAAGATAAAAAATGGAACACCATGATGGAAGAAAGAAACAAAAAAATGCAGGCAGATCAGGAGCGGGCAGAAAGGGAAGAAATAGCAAAGAGTGAGAAGGAAGAGGCACGCATAGCCTCAATACCCCGCCAAAGATGCTACCTGCAAGCGCCAGGTGGCGACCAAACCGTTAAAAGGTTACTCGATATTATCAATCGGGAGAGTGTCACATGCCGATTGGATCGAGTCCCTGTCAAAGTTACACCACAATGGCCATCGGGTTTTCGGGATGATCAGTATGGTGTACGAATTAATGGAAGAGAGTCTTTTTATTTAGGTGAGGACGGGATTCACGGGCTCATATACAACCAAGTAATGGATTGCCAGCCCGATGGATTGGCATCGAATGCGCGAGGAATGGAATATAACAATTGCGTGGCTTACCTGGCTAAAGGGCTGCGCATGTGGGCATCCATGACACGCGACAAGTCAATCTCAGACGAGACATTTCGCTCCTATCTATTTTATGCGAGCCGGGTAGATTTTGGAGAATGGGCGCTTTTTCTTTGGCAGTACAAGCGTGCTCAATAGGGCTAACAGCTAAATGAACCGGCTACAGAGCCGGTTTTTTTGTACCCGATCAAACGGAAATGACAGCAGCTGATCATGATGTTGGTTCAATCAGGGGTTCGTGTTGGTTCAAAACGCCCCTGCGTTGGTTCAGTTTTTTAGAAAATAATTAATAAAAACAATCGTCTTTACAAATTGAACCAACTGAACCGACTGAACTAACATACTTCTGCTTATATATGCGTTTTCAGAGAAGCGAATTGCCAAGCCGCTTAGTAGCGGTGGTGGTGAGTTTTAGTCATCTACCCTATCAGGTAAAATTACCCCAAAACACTGCACACAAAACAATATGTTTTCATGCGCCGTCATGGCTACTCAGCGAAAACGCAACCCTGTAGCATCATGAGAGATCTGCTTAGGTATACTGTTGGATATCTCATCAAGAGAGACATGCGCAGCCTGAATATTTTTCCCAATGTCACGATCGTTTAGCAAAACGGCTATAAGTGGAGTTGCCCCTACTAAAACGGACACGGCTAATTAACAGCTAACATGGCATCGCGATATTCGCGTGGGGATTTCATATTCAGCCCCTTGTGCGGATGCAGG